GACACCAACGGAAACTCCAACAAATACGCCGACGAGTTCAATTCCACCTACACCTACATTAACTGCGACACCAACGGAAACTCCAACAAATACACCAACAAATACGCCAACATATACACCGACAAATACGCCAACATATACACCGACAAATACGCCAACATATACACCGACTGAAACACCAACACCGACACCAACACCGACAGAACCTTCTATACTATTTTGTAAATTTTATGACGTAACCATTAGTCAAACTGACCTAGATAACGCAATAGGAAATACAACCTACCCTAATAATACAGTTTTTGTTAGGTATACTGATTGTGATGGTAATGTGATTGACGATAGTTTCACTACTGCCGGTTTTTACCCAAATCATTTCTGTGCCGATAATACAGACCCTGTTATACCATATTATTATAATACTGATATGGAGTTATTGACTCTACCTTCAAATAGTAATGCGACAGAAGAAGGAAATTGTTGTCAATGTTATACGTTAACAAATATCAATGGGTGCCCGACGTGTATTGATTCAACAGGTTTCTCATATATTGATTGTTCGGGTAATACAGCAGGTACCTCAGCAACCTTTGGAGGTTCAGTAGATGTTTGTGCAATACAAGGTAGTGTAGTTATATTAGGTCCTGACCCAGGAAGTGTTAGTCTATCATTTTATAATTGTTGTAACACACCAATTAATTTTGGGTATAGAGTTTCAGACTCTATTTGTTCAGGACCTGGTTGGTCTTTAGAAAATTTATGTATTAATCAAACCGCAACAGATTTATGTGACGCAACAGTATTATATCAAGGGGATTTTGGTGGTAATTGTACTTTTGCTTTAGCTGCAGCGGGTTATTATAAAACAACTGATAACATTAGTAGAAGATATTGGAATGGAACTTCGTTCCCTGCGGCTTGTTATGCGTGTGGTTGTTTAGTTGCCGACACAATAATAACATTATCTGATGGTACAACTAAATTAATACAGGATGTTCAGGTTAATGATGTACTTAAATCTATCGATGTTTCAGGAATGCCACAACCATCAAACGAATGGTACTCTTGGAGTAGTGACACCTTAAATTATGTAGAATCAACCTCTACAGTAATTAATTTTACGACATATGAATTTGATTCTGTGATTAATATTAATGAAGGTAGATTAATTGCGACTGATTCTCATAACCACGTTGTTAAACAAAATGGTGTTTGGTATATCAGAACAACATCTGAATTAAATGTTGGTGATGTATTATTAGATATGGATAATAGTGAATTTGAAATTACATCGTTAGTTATAATAACAGAATCAACAACAGTTTACAACATTGATGTTGATAATAGTAACTTATATTTTGCGAATAACGTCTTAACTCACAATAAGTAATAAAGGGACATATTAGAACAAAGTAAACTATTTATATAAGTAAAATTATATTTAAATTTAGAATATGGAAAATAATCAAAATAACGATTTAACGGTTTGGCAGAGGCTTTCACAAGCATTCGGGCCAAACTCGTTATTAAATCAAGACTACCCAACATATAAGTTAGACAAGAAGGAATTATTAAAAACTACTTCTCAAGCGGAATACGAAAGAGAGAAATTACAAGCTCAACAAACTTTTTATTTAGCTAATCAATGGACAAAGATTGAAAGTAATCTTTATACCCAAGCCGTGTATTATGAACCAACTCGTTTGGCATCATTCTATGATTATGAGTCAATGGAGTATACTCCTGAGATATCAGCAGCATTAGACATCTACGCAGAAGAATCTACAACAGTAGATGAAAATGGGTATGTGTTACAAATCTATTCAGAATCAAAAAGAATTAAATCAATTCTAGCCGACTTATTCAATAACGTATTAGATATTGACACCAACTTGACTATGTGGACAAGAAACACTTGTAAGTATGGTGATAACTTTGTTTACTTAAAGTTAGATTCAGATAAAGGAATTGTTGGTTGTATGCAATTACCAAACATTGAAATAGAACGTTTGGAAAGAGGTATGGCCGCAAAATCTGCAAATGTTGAAGAACCTGCGGAAAACAAAGGATTAAGATTTCATTGGAAAGCAAAAAATATGGAGTTCAACTCTTGGGAGATTGCTCACTTTAGATTATTAGGTGACGATAGAAAACTTCCTTATGGTACTTCTATGTTGGAGAAAGCGAGACGTATTTGGAAACAATTATTATTATCTGAAGACGCGATGTTAATCTACAGAACGGCAAGAGCCCCTGAAAGACGTGTATTTAAAGTATTTGTTGGAAATATGGATGATAAAGATGTCGAGGCTTATGTACAACGTGTTGCAAACAAATTTAAAAGAGACCAAGTAGTTGATGCTAAAACCGGAAACGTGGATATGAGATTCAACCAAATGGCTGTTGACCAAGATTACTTTATCCCTGTTCGTGATGCCGCACAAGCATCTCCAATAGAAACATTACCGGGAGCAACAAACTTATCAGAGATTGCTGACATCGAATATATCCAAAAGAAATTATTGACCGCTCTTAGAGTACCAAAGGCCTTCTTAGGTTTTGAGGACGCTGTTGGTGGTGGAAAAGATTTATCTTTAATGGATATTCGTTTTGCAAGAACAATCAACAAGATTCAAAAATCTATGGTTGCAGAATTAAATAAAATCGCAATCATACATTTATTCTTATTAGGGTTTGAAGATGAATTGTCAAACTTTTCATTAGCGTTAACTAACCCATCTTCACAAGCAGACTTATTAAAAGTCGACCTTTGGAAAGAAAAAATTGCGTTGTACCAACAAGCCGTTGCCGCAATCGCAGGTATAGCACCGGTATCAGTATCGTGGGCTAAGAAACATATTTTAGGATTCTCTGATGAAGAAATCAAACTCGATTTACAACAACAAAGAATTGAGATGGCCGTAGGTGCTGAGTTAACAAACACAGCAACAATGATTACTCATACAGGTTTATTTGATAATATTGATAAATTATACGGAAATAAAGTTTCCGGAGCAACCGCAGGTGGAGCAGCTCCAGCATCACCACCGCCACCAGGAGGTGGAGGATTCGGAGGAGGAGGAGGAATGGAAGACTTAGGTGGACCTGAACCGGGAGGAGCACCTGAAGGAGGAGCACCTGAAGGTGGAGCCCCTGAAGCTGCAGCAGCACCCGAACCGGGAGGAGCACCTGAATTAGCTCCTGAGTCAATTAAACGGGATAATTTAAAAATATTAGTAGAACAAGGTTCCTTAACTGAAGACGATTCTTACATTGATTTATCAAAAGGAAAAAATTCTTTAGGAGATATTGAAGTACAATTAGGTAAACTTCTAAAAGATTAGATATTTATAATAAAAATTAGATATGAAAAATTTTGGTTTATTAAAAACAAAGATAGAAAATGTATTGTTAGAATCATATGCTAACGACACATTCAAAAACGAATTAAAAACATTTAAGAAACTTGTTATAGAAAATAAAAATATAAGCAAGTTGTTTTATTTATACGATGAACTAAGTTCACCAAAATCTTTAAGTGAATCTTATTGTAATGATTACATCAATGAATGTATTAAAATTTACGAGAATACCGTAAACAAAATAAAACAATCAGAGATTAATCAAATCGTTGCTTGGGTTGGAAATAAAAATGTGGAAAGTAGTTATACAGATATTGACACATTATTCTCTAGCGATGTTTTAACTATTGAATCAAAAATCAAAAGTAGAAAGGTTATTGCAGAATCTCTTAAAAAATTACCAATAACAACTACTGAAGGTATTGACCTACCATTATCAACTATGGTAAGCGTTGCAAACAAAACTATTAAAAGTTACATCGATGGATTAAACGAATCAGATAAAAAAGAATTAATCTCTTTATTGTCAGAAGATGATTCAACATTGAATGAAAAATACAACACACTTAAAGAAGGTGTGGTTACAAAACTAACGGAAATGAAAAATGCTAGCACTGATAATTCAATGCAAACAAGAATAGATGAAACTATATCAAAAGTAATTTCTGAAAAATACGATAAACTTACGTATTTCAAACTTAAGAATCTTAAAGAGAATCTTTAATCATTATCGGACTTGAACTTTTTTTGGACATACTTAGCCTTAGAAAGTTCAGCTCTTTTAATAACAGATTTTTTAACAAATTCCTTTCTTTTAAAAAGTTCCCCACTTTGACGTGTCTTAATAACTTTACTTTTATAAAGTTTTAAGGCCTTCTCAATCGTAATGTTGTTATTTAATTTTACTATTATCATATATAACATATATCTTCCTCCTACAAAAAAGTTTTGACATTACACATAAAAACCCCTATTATTATAAAAAATAAACGGGAATAATATGAAAATTAATGAAAAAGGGGAAAACCTCTCAACTAACCGGTTTTAAAACCGCTAAAGTTATCTACGGAACAGTCGATTCCATAAACCTCAAATCTCTATACTTAAACATCCAAACGTGGGTGGAACCAATAGAAGAATCCGAAAATTGGACAAGAGTCGTCCTAAACCTAAGTCGAGGTGTCAAACATTCAATTTACGAAACAATTGATAAAAAAATCTTCACAGATAAATTTATTGTTGATTTAGATTTACGTTCAAGTGGTCTGAATATGGGAAAAAAATCCTTTATGAATCTTGAAATAAATTTCTACCTACAAGAAGAAGGTTTAGATATCAAAGGTACAGAACTAAAAAACGCACTACAAGAAATTACAAAACAAATTTTTAAAACCAATTTTACAAAAAATGAATATTTTAATTTTTATTTAACTAAAAAGAGTAAAATAGAAGAAGAATCGTTACAAACCGAGAATGTTTAATATTTATAAATAAAACATTCAAAATGAATTTAAGAATATTACAACCAAGTGAATCAGGAAAAGGTATATTAGTTGAGTACGATGCAGGGTATGTTAACCCAAATGATACTCGTAATGAAACTTTAATTAGAGAATCTAACGAAATGTTAGACCACTCTAAACCATTTGAATTTTATGCTGTATTACAAAAATATAATACCCCAAATAGAAATGGTAGAACATACCCTGAACGTATATTAAAAAGAGAGGCCGAGAACTATAAAAAAATGATTAAAAAGGGTACCGCCCTTTCCGAGTTAAATCACCCGGAATCATCTCTAATCGATTTAGATAGAGTGTCTCACGCAATCACCGAAGTATGGTGGGAAGGTAATGTCCTAATGGGTAAGATAAAATTACTTACCTCACCAGGTTACCACGAAAGAGGTATCGTATCAACTAAAGGGGACTTAGCGGCAAATTACCTTAGACAAGGAGTTACGTTAGGGATATCCTCAAGAGGTGTAGGGTCACTTAAAAAAATTGGGGAACAAAATGAAGTACAGGATGATTTTGAATTAATCTGTTTTGACTTAGTATCGTCACCGTCAACTCCGGGAGCGTACCTATTCTTAAATAAAGACGACAA